CATCTAAATATTCCAACAGGTTGATGGGTCATTTTACTTACAACGATTGCTACAGAATAATCTCTGCCAGTTCCCGTACCAACATCTACTCCGATGGCATATGTATCGTGATGATTATAAGGTTGGATTGGATTCCATCTATCACCATCTACAGAAATCTCCTCGATATATTTGAGATCATCTTCTGTAAGATAAGCATCACCAGCTTGAGCATAGGCATCCTCTAAGCAAGCTGGATATTCCCTACGAAACTTATCTCCTCCAATCTTTTGGATCATTATCCTGCGCCAATGGATTTGCTCTAGAGATATATTATATTCTTCTAATATTTCCTTTTCTTCTTCTGTAGGAATAAAATCTTCAGAGATTGGTATAGCATACTCTGAGTGTCCATACCAAGGGAAGAAGATATAGTTATAGTTAGCCTCTCCTCTTTGTGCAGTTTCTATTTCAATGTGTAGAGGATCTCCCCAGTAGTTGGCTGTGGATTCTATAATCATCTGTCCACCATTGAGTGCTGCTACTGCTGTTGCTTTAAGTTCTTCAGCGTTCTCACTAAAAGCAAACTCAGAAAGAAGCAGATAAGAACAAGTGAAGGAACGAAGCCCGCCCTTTGATGAAGCAGATGCACACAGAATAGTAGCCCCATTATGAAAGACAATCTTTGATGCACTATCTTCTTTAAGAGGTTTGCGTAGGAAGTTAGGAAGGTTATCATAGAAGGTTTTAAATATCCTAAGTATGTGTCGAACGGAATCTATCTTGTGGGATAGTAGTGCAACAGTGATTGGTTCATTACTTGTATAAGCTTTCCAGAATAGATAAGCTGCTACAATAGTTGTTGATCCTATCTGTCTAGGCTTAGCTATGATAAGATCTTTACCCAGTTCAAGTGAAGATATAGTCTGGGTCTGTTCATCATTGGGATGAAGATAAATAATCTTTCCTGTCTTATCCTTTATCTTTAGACGAGGGATAAACTTATGGGGATTATTTAATATGGAGAGAACATCATGAGCAGAGTGAGCCATTAGCTACTCTTCTTTTCTTTGTTTACCCATTCATCAAGTTCAATAAGATTAGGAGAGTCACTCTTTCTACCTTCAACTTCCGATGCTTGTAACTCTTTGAGTGCACCAACTAATGATGTAAGAGCATTAGCTCCTAAACGGTTCTCAGTATTACCTAGTTTTGCCATGCGGTATTCCCACAGTAGCATCTCCCAGATGGTAGATTTATAATCCCTATTCTTTAGTGCTTCTATGACTTTGTTTGGACGGGCCATTGTATCTCTCCTTTTAGTTTAAGCAGGGCACCCTTGTATATCTGGTGAACTCTTTGCTTACTTAATCCCATAACTTTACCTGTTGCTTCAAAGGTAGCCCCATCATATAATATCTTCTCTACTATCTGAGCTTCCTTGCGTGGCAGAACTTTCAGTATCTCATATGCTGAGAAGGGTTGTTCTGCTTCTTCTTCCTCACCATCTAACCTTCTGATGATATCATCTTCTGGTGATGATTGTACTAATGTATCCATCAAGTAATCAGGTAGGTATTGGTAGCGCCATTTGTCTTTCATTTTATTTCCCATTAGTGAGTTGAACCTATGTCTATATTATTAAAGACAACTTCAAAAGCTTGGAGCCTTATCTGAATATCTTCTATATTCTTATTTATAGTATATAGTTCTTTGTTCAGTTTATTCATCTCTCTAATAGATATTTTATTATTACCAGATTTGATTTCTTTAATCCTAGATTGTATGACGCTTGACTCTTTCTGTAGAATAACTTCTGTCATATTTCCTACAGAGAAATATCTTGTGGCATCATCTATATCATAATCATCTGACGATCTCTTATCAAAGGCGGGATGAAGTTTCATTTAGCACCTCTATAAGTAAGAGTATTTGTTCAGCTTGTTGGAACCCTTACCTGTTAGTTTATCTTTGAGCTTCCAGCTCTCAACCCCACAAGTGTATAAAGCCGTTTTCCTAGCGATTGTTGCAACCACCTTTGAAAATAGTTTAAAATATTTTACATAAAGTATTGTGCAATAGGGTGAAATCTGGTACTATAATCTATATAGGGTATGGAGGATCGGATATGGAAACTTGGATTGCAAATAAGGAAACCCTATATACCCACATTCAGAAGAAAGTTTATAAGATGCACACTGGTAGGATGAATGCTCTACTAGAACATATGCGTAAAGATGATATGGTTAATGATATATGGATGGACGTTACAGGTAGTGACTATAAAGAATGCATTGAGTGTATGAGTCAGTACGATGGTAGATCTGTAACTGAGTGGGAAGTAGGAAGAGTGATTAGGAAGCGTGCATCAGTATGTGTAGAATACTGGGTACATAGAATGTATAAGAAACTTAAAACTAAACTTAAGAAGGAGTCAATCGACATGAAGAAAAGATATCACCAAAGTATTGAGTGGGACAAACTTACGCGGAGATCATTCAAAGATGTTTTATCCAGTATCCCTATCGACAAGGAAGAGAACATCATTATGTTATGGAAGATGGATTTGATAGATGATAAGGATGCTATGTCTGGATTAGATTGTTCAGAGAGAACTCTATACAACAGATGGGATAAGTTAAAGGGCAAGTTTAGAGAAGCTATAGTTGCTGAGCCTCTGAAGTCATTGGATCTATTCAGCAGAATACATGGTGAGTGTATGGTAGGTGCAGAATGATTTGGAAACCCATCAACAACTATAACTATTCCATCAACGAGATCGGAGAAGTTAGAAATAATAAAACAGGTCGCATACTAAGAGCTGCACCTGATGGTGATGGATACATGCGAGTAGCTCTATGTAAAGAGGGCAAGCAGAATACATTAAAGATCCATAGACTACTTGGTATCTACTTCTTAAACTGTCCACCTGATAAACAGATAGACCATATAGATGGGAATAGAAAGAACAATGCACTATCTAATCTACGTGTAGTTACTATTCAGCAAAACCAATGGAATAGAACTGGTGCCAAAGGTTATACATGGGACAAGAGAGTTGGTAAGTGGCAAGCAAGTATCTGTGCAAATAGAAAGAATAAAAACCTTGGACACTACAATACAGAAGAAGAGGCTCGTGCTGCATATCTAAAAGAGAAAGCGATACTCCACATTATGCCTTAGTAATGGAATGGCTTTTGGTATAATATAAATGTAGGGTGAGGCATGTTGCTTCAGCCCTTCTAGTAAAGACTTTTCACCTTTACTAAGCAATCTGTGGTGTTTGTCCGATATCTCCATCCTCGCACTAACCCTCTCAATGTAAAAGTTGAGAGGGTTTTTTATTAGAGTGGGGCGTGGAATACTTTTTGCGTATGTAAGCGCAGGGGTTACGAGGATGCCGAAAGCCGGAATAGATTACAGCGGGCATAAAAAAACCCACGATGTTTAGTCGTGGGCTGGACGTAGGCAAGAGGAAGCGGGCAAGATTTTATTCCGGCTTTGCTACCCCTGCCTATTATATCTACCAGTTAGGCTTCATTTTTAGGCCATTCTTGTCCATAGCCTCTACTATTTCTTTTAACTTCTTGATATCCTTCTTAATATCTTGCAGTTGCCATTGAACTTCTTCAATAGCTTTTGCATATGTATTCTCCAATGCTGCTGGTTCTGCCCCTACTGGTGTGAGGGAACCTTTTACTGAATGTTCTAATGTATATCCATCAGTAACGGAACCATGAATCTTAGCTAAATCTTTAAAACGGGCCATGTGAATCTCCTATAAATATATTGTTTTAATATAACCAATCATACTGCTCTTCTCTGATATAACAACACCCTTTGCTGTCTCTGTAGTGTTATATCTCTCTAGGTATTTAATACTTTCAACAAAAGCAGCAAACTTTTTCATATCATAAATCAAGGCTCTCTTACCTTGCTGGTCTACATATATCATCTCGTCAATCTTATCTGGATGGGAAAGATATTCTGGTGTAGATTTTATTTTGTACTTATCTGATATCTGAACTGTCTCAGCAAAGATAGTTCCAAGTTCTGGGCTGCCATAGCTTTTAATCTCTATGTTTTTCTTATCACCCCAACAACCATCTGTAATCTGATAGTCATATGGTTCATCTGGATCTTTAGGTTTTGTTTTCCTACAACTCCAGCCATCTTTTATTAGATATTCTTCATACATTTTCTCTGCTGCTTTTCCCTCTTCATCCAACTCTTCGTATTCATCTTTTGTCATCGCATACTCCACTATAATAATATATAGTCATAGAAATATATTTAAGCTATCCAATCAGGTTGACTTTCATCACCCTCGCCAACATTTATATTATGAAAATAGTTATTCCAATCTTCTATATAAAACTTATCTACAACTCTAACGTGGCAATACAAATCATTATCCCATCGCATAGATAAACATATCTGTCCATCCCACATTTCTGTCAGCCCTTCTTTTGTTAGAACATTATCTCCAGCAGGAGAAAATACAAGAAGCGGAACGAACTCATGTGTAGGATATTCAATATGATATTTTGTATATCTCTTTCCATCGTGGATATATTCTTCATCCATTCCAGAAATATTTCCAGTGATATAATATACTATATCACCAAACTGTGGCGGGAACTTAAACATTTAAACCTCCGGCCTTATGGTACGCGGCTGTTCAGATCTATGGATACTTAGATTTAACCCAGCTATAAAGGTTTTTACCCGGACATAATGTTGGCGCAAGATCTCGATGAGTTACTACTAATGCATCGGGCCACTTTGTTTTCCATTCTCTTATGAGAAGTTCAAGAGAGATCAGCTGCCATTGTGTAGGCTGATCGATCTCAAAGTTCCCACACAAACATACTGCCAATGAATATTTATTATGATCTTTTACTGATGCAGGAACTGTATTCTCAGGTCTGCCATTCACAATACTTCCATCATCATAGATCACTTTGTGATACCCGACTGTATTGAAGCCGCGAGCTTTATGCCAAGTAGTAATCTCTTCTATTGTAGTAGATGGCTTGCTTGCGCTATGATGAATCACGATGGCATTTATTTTAGATTGTTTCATTGGTGAACAGCTTGGAAGATCTGACCAGCGATTGCTAGGACGGATAAGATTATTGCGGCTATCGAACGCACGTCCCGCTTTGCCTTTTTTGGTGCTATATCTACGGCTAACTCCGCAACTAACGGAGCTACCTTCTCAGCAGTATTTAATACAGTCTCTGCGGATATTTTATTTGATTTTATTGTCATGTTATTCCTCCCATAAAAAGTGTACGTCATTCCAAGTTGCAGTGCCTGCATCAACATGAGCAAATACTGATATAGTTCCTTCTGGACAATCAGATGCAACAACTCTACCCAAATGTTCTATTGGCAATGTTACTGACCATTGTCCTCCAACAAATGGCCCATGTGTAACTGGTGCTGTTACTTCATCAAGCCATACTTTTGTTCCTGCTTGATCATATGTTACGATTATAGTCATATCTTTTGCGGCACCAGTATGAGCTTTACCATATAAACGAATGCAGGAAATCCTTCCTGTTATACCATCCATACTTTGTGTAGTTGGAACAATAAGATCCTTCCTACCAGTTACTGTATAAGCATTGGTAAGTGCTACTTCCGCAGGAGAGTCTACAAGTTTATGAACATATCTACCATTATGTCCCACTATATTTTCTCCATTATCTTTTTCACATCTGTTTGGATTTCTTCTACTGTATTTTCTATTTTATCCTGACGCTTTGCAAGTATCTGGATAGATGATGAAAATACCTTACGGTCCTCACGATGCTCATTCAAGATTTCCTTCATATTGGATTGCTGATTGTCTATGTATTTCATAGCCATAGGAACGGCATGTGTAGACGTTAGCCTATAGATACCTATCAGGATAAGGAGCAGTACACAGACTGCTCCCATAGGGCCAGTAGCCCCTACTAAAAGGGACTCTATCATTCGGGGAACTCCTCTTCAACAACGTGAGGAAATGTCCAGTTCTCTTCTTCCGCAATAACCCTAACGTATGCTGGCACGGAAGTCCAATAAGCATTGGCTTTATGTTCGGCAACCCATTGGTCGATAACCTCTTGTGGTGTACCTTCTTCAAATACAATATAAGTTTGAGTTCTCATGATAGCACTATCAATCCTACATTTCCGATCTTTGCAGCAGTTGGTGCAGTAGAACCAGCTCCAACTGAAGCCCCTGCTGTTCCACCATTTGCGGTAACGATTCCGATACTAGTAGAGGTCGTTATAATCCCAATCATACCGCCTGCTCCACCAGCACCACCACCAGCTACACCCAATGCAGAAACACCATCAGCACCAGCACCACCGTTGCAAGTTATGCTGCCATTATTTATAATAGTCTTTGCGGATATCCATACAATGCCAGCACCGCCACCACCTCCACCTGATGTAGCCAACCCTGCCGTAGCATTACATCCACCTGCACCGCCACCACTTCCACCGTTGAAAGTCGAACTAGAATTATAGCATCTGTCAGTTAATAGTGAAGAGAGTGATGACCACTTCTGAAGAATAGTTGGAGGGGGAGCAGCACCAGCAGTACCACCTGTATTTGCACCACCAGCAGATCCACACTTCCACCGTTGAAAGTCGAACTAGCATTATAGCATCTGGCAGTTAATAGTGAAGAGAGTGATGACCACTTCTGAAGAATAGTTGGAGGGGGAGCAGCACCAGCAGTACCACCTGTATTTGCACCACCAGCAGATCCACCAACACCACCCTGAGGAGCTTGGTTTAGATCATTGATTGAACAGTTAGAAGAAGTTGTTGAACTAGCACCAGCACCAGTTGTTGTTCGGCCAGCCGCACCAGCACCAGATGCAGCACCAAATCCAGTTGAAACTATGTTCAATGCAGCACCAGCAGTTACACCTACTGCATCCTTACCGTTGTCATTTATATTTCCACCAGCCTCAATGGTGAGAACACCCTTTACGAAGATACGAAATCCTCTTGGAGTAAGTGTTGCACCATTAGGAACAGTCAAGTTATTGTACATTGTATCACGAGAAATAGTGACAGGTGCACCAGCTACAATAACGGCATCACCGTCAGATCCATCTCCAAATATTCCCGAAAATATTGTTGAAGATATTGAGCCACCTGTGGAAGCTTCTGGAAAAACATTTACGCCAGTTGTTATACCTGCCATTAGAAACCTCTTATATTAAAATCAGAAGAGCTTGCTATGATTTCACAAGCTGCATCAAGATCTAAAAGTGTATTGATGGTATACATTCTGCCATAGCAATCTATAAATCCAACACCATCTTGAGGCCAAGTATTATAGATTGCATCCGCTGTTAATGCCCAGCTATCTTCATACCAAACATTTCCTATTACACATGGTTCTGTCTGTATGATCTGTAACATCAGCTTATCTCCTGAATATAAATGTTAAGTGCCTTTACCTTTACAGAAGTAGCTCCAGAACCAGTTGAGCGAGAGAACTGAAGGTATGCCCATACATCGTTTGTAGCCGTAGCAACATAGCTACCTACGTTAGTATTGGTAGTTGGATTCCAGTTCTGCCAAAAATCAGAACCACCAGTAAACGCATCTATGGCTCCATTATAATAAGTAAATCTTGCTGTGCTTGTAGCAAAGAAGTTTCTAGTAGCCCTAGCAGAATAAGAACATCCCCATTTTATTGGACCATCTAATGCAAAACTATTCCAAGGAGCAGGGTTTAGTGAGAACTGTGCTATGACGCTTCCTGTTTGAGCTGCATTTGGAGATGTGCCTAACATATTAAAAATGTTATAAGGATAGTTTAATGCATTACCAGTAACAGCTTCTGCTCTAACTGCTGCTGATTGAAAACGAGTAGGATAAGTTGCAGAGTTATTAAAGTAAGCAGTTCCTCCTTGAAGAACACCAGCATTTGCCCAGCAATAAGTTCCTACAGTAGATGTGTAGGTATTTCCAACGCGAGTAAACATTGGATCATATTCTGCTTCAACAACTACCTGCCACTTTTCAAATGTAGTATCTGCAAGAAGTTCGGCTGATATTGTTCTGACATCAAATCCTAAAGTTGGAGCATGAAGTGTTGACCAATACCATTTACCAAACTGTGAAGTAACAACTGGACAGTTTGCTACCATTCTTCCGCCAGTAATCTGTATTGAACCACCTGTATTATTAGCGAGGTTCTTCCACTTACCTGTTACAGTTGGAACTGATGAGCCAGCAGTTGTTATAAAAGTATAATCTCCATCAGTAGAGAATGTCTGTCCCTGTTGCTGTGCGGAAAAGTCTATTGATGCTACAAGTTTTTTCTTGCCATCAGAGATAGTGACAGTTGTGCCACCACCTGTACCATCTGGAAATACTGGAGCTATAGACATTCTTTCTCCTTACTCTGGTCTTGAAAAAGTAATCTTTAAATCTTTAACAGTAGCAGTTCCAGCGTCAGTTTTAACAGTCCAATAAAGTGTATCAGTATCTAGGAAACTATCAACGTCAACCTTATAAACCACACCACCTCTTGCTGCATTAGTATAACCAGTAGCAATAGTTGCTTGTGTATCTGGTACAAGCATTTCATCGCCAGTTGCATCGGGAGAAATACGAAGTGTTAGTTTAGTACAGCCAGCAGCGATAGTATGAACGTGAATGTATACTGCTGATATATGGAATGGATAAGCAGTGACAGTAAGTGGCTTACCATCTGGACTTATTTCTGGTGCCAGATCAATAGCTACAGGCGCATGAAAACTTGTAGTCAAAGCCTGTGTTATTGTTCCGGTATCTGCCTGCTTGATGATATATGCTTTTCCCATTATTTCTTTCCTTTTTTCATTGGTGTTTTCTTAGATATTTTAGATTTGCCTGCAACTGAATAGGCGATTGCCACGGCCTGCTTAGTTGGTCGCCCTTCTTTAACAAGTGTTCCAATATTTTTAGATATTGTTTTTTTAGATGATCCTTTTTTCAGCGGCATAATCTTTTTCTCCTATTAGTATTGAATCTGTCTATTGTTTATTTTGGTGGGAACCTAACGTCTACTGGAGCATCCAATGCAGTTATATCTTTGATCTCACCAGCAGCTCTCATTCTATTCATTCTTTGTGTTTCTTCTATAGTTGGTGCATCCTGTACAGAAGTAACACCTAACGCTCTCCATGCATCTGTAACCATCTGTGCTTCTGGTACATATCCTGCTTGTGGGAAAATAGCCTGTGCGAGTGGAGCATAGTCCTGAGCAGTTCTAGATACACCAGCAGTAACCATTAGAGATTTAAAGATAGCCCAGTTCTTTTGTGATTGCTTATCACCCTTCTTTATTCTCCATTGTCTTCCGTTGAAGTATCCTCTTCCAGAAGTTTCTTCATCTTCTGGAACAGCTTCAGTTTCTACATAAGTATTAAAGATCTTCTCCATCTCTGGGTTTTGTCTAATGTACCAGACAAGCTTAGGGTCAAGATAATCTCCAAGTGATCTGCCTGTCCTTAAATCCATTCCAATGGATGCTGCCACTATACCTTGAATCCAAGGGTTTGATTGTTGAGCTATTAGATCAGCAACTTCTGCTGCAGATTTAAATGCAGATGTTTGTTCTCCAGATACATTTAGTCCAGCTGAACCAGCAACATATCCAAGAGGAATAGAAAGATAGTCTATTAGATCTCCGACAGCTTGAACCTGTGGAATGGGTGGACCGAATGTTGCGTATCTCTTTTTATTTTCTGGATCTTCAGATAGAGCTATAAACATTCTTGAATCAGAATATTCTTTCATTGGATAACGGTAATCCATATCTTCTTTTTCAGAGCCAAAGATTTGCTTACCTACATCGTAAACATGGGACCAGCCTTGTCTTTGTGAGAAGGCTACCTTTAATCTTCTTGGATCTTGAACAAGAGAAACTAATACTGAACGCCAGTTGTTTCTACGGAATGTCCAGAACCAGAATACTTTTGATACAGCATCTTTCTCAAGTTTAGAAAGATTACCATAATCAAATAGTGATTCTCTTGCAAGCTTCATAGCTTGAGGAAGTTGTTCTCCTTCTTTAAGCGCATTGATAAGAACAGATGTTCTGTACTGTTGGTCAACTGCGTTTGCTAATGTTGACCAAACATTCATATCATTTGTATTAACGAAGTTTCTTTGAATAGCCTTTCTTATTCCAAGTGCATCAACCTTGTCACCATATAGTTTGGTATTACCAGCCCAATCAATAGCAGAGTTAATAAGTTGATTAGTAAGTTCTGCTGATGCTTGTGAACGACCAATACCACCACGCTTAATAATATCTCCAATAGATGATGCAGTATAGATTTGACCATCAGGAGCAGTAAATAATATCTTATCTGTTTTTGCGTATGCTGGAGCATAAACAGTTTTCATTGCAGAAATAACATCTGGATCTGCCATAGCATAAGTTGACTTTAATCCTTTGCCAAGGCCAACCTGCGAAGTTACAATGGATGGACCAGTAAGCATGTTGTTCATTAGATATACAAGGTTTGGAAGTCCGTTGCCACCAAGCATACCATTCTTTGCAATACCATTTACAGTAGGAACAATACCTTCTAATCCTGATTGCATATTTTCAAGAACTAACTTGCGATAGTAATCTGAAGCACCAGCAACATCATCACCAATACGAAGAGGTTTACCTGCAATCGTTTGTTCTTTTACTTTTGCCAATGCTTTTTCTTCAGCTGAGATTTCTGCATCAAGAGTTTTATTTATAACTTTTTCCAACTCTGCAATATCATCTGCTACCTTAACTCCGTTCTTTGCTACAACTTGGTCTAACTTATTCCCGGTTGTTGCCAAAGAAATAGATTCCATTGTTTCTGTAATAGATTTTAGATTGACAGCATTTGTGATTGGACGTTTAATACCAGCCGCTGTTTTAGTTAGAAGAGGAATGGTTGCAGCTTTTTCAGCAGCACCTTGTAGTGAACCAGCAAGTGGGTTCTTTAAGTTATTCTTAATGTCTGTTAGAGCTGTCTGATAGAATAGTGCAGTTGCATCTGCTCTAGCATTGGTGCCATAGTTTTGTTTATATACTGAAGCTGGATCAACTCCTGCATTATCAAGTGCCTGAGCTAACTGCTGACGGAAGAACTTCTCTTCAGCAGTTCCACCACCAATACGATTTGCTTCACCAAGCAATCCTCTATTTTTATCATCAGCCAGTATCTTGAGATAGTTTCTTCCCTTTCCTGTAGTTGAAGAAATAGCTGTAACATTATCTTCAATACCAGCAATCAGAAGATCTTGAACATATGTTGCAGAAGAAGATGCAAACTTTCCTCTTTCAGCAAACCAAGGAATAAGATTATATGTTATCATATCAGCTTCTTTTTTAGAGCCAGCAGCCGCAAGTTCTTTTGCTTGATTTTGTAACTGTCTAGTTATAGCATTTTGCATTACCTGATAATCGTCATATGCCATTTCCTGTAGGGTATATGCAGAAGGAAATAAATCTGGATGTTCTTGTTGTGCCTTTAAGATTATTTCATCAAGAGCATTTGCCTGAGCCTTAGTGAAATAAGTTCCGGTTACTAGTTGACTAAAGTTTTCTGGCTTAACAACCATAGCTTGTTGTGAAGCAGATCTCCATGAATCTCCTACAGAGCGAAGTCCACCGGGGCTTTGTCTATATGGTAGAGCATCGGAACCAAACCTAGATTGTGCTGCAAGAGAAGCTTTTTCCATTACAGAATCAATATCTCTTACTGCAACAGAACCTTTTCTTGTAAGGATTTGTTCTAATGAATATCCATAGAAATCTATTTGCATTCTTTGTAAAGCATTAAGAGCACCAACATTATCTCCTGCCATTACTGCTTCTTCAAATGCAGTAAAGTAAGGTTTAAATGCTGGAGTTTCAATCATAACAGTAATGAGATTTCTCATCTCAGCAGTAGAGATTGCTTGTGCATCAAGGTCAACTATCCTTCCGGTAGTTGAGATAGAATCAATCGCACGTTCATATCCACCAAACATGGCGGCAACATTTGTTCTAAACATTTCAAATGCGCCTGCTCTTTGTGCTTCAACTACCTCAGCAATAGATCTTGGTTGTGCTCTAGTTACTTCTTCACCAGCACGACGAACATAAACTGGTGGAGTTGGAACTTCTTTTACTCCTCCACCTTTCTTTCCCTTATATACTCTTGGTTGTTCTACAGCTACTGGTCTATATACTGGTCCTTCAGTAAACTCATTTACTAAAACATTAGCAAATGCTTCTGGTCTTGAGACACCTTTCTTCCTACCGGGAATCTGTGTCTCTCCCATTTCAACACGCATCTTTGCTTTAAAGTCGTCAGCAAGCGCACCCATCTTAGCATTTACTTCTGCTACGATTTGTTTTACAATAGGATCTTGTGATGATGGTTGTGTAAATCTTTTCATATTATCAGAGAAGATTGCGCCAATACCAGATTCAGAAAAGTCTTTTGGTTTAAAGGCAGTTCTTGTAAAATAAGATAGTTCTGCTGGAGTTGCTTCGGCAGCAAGTTTTCCTGCTATTCTTCCTAACTGTGGAGTAGTCCTTGCAGTTATTTGTGGAGCAGCTTCAATGGCAATAGCACCACGAACAAGGCTATTAAACTGATCAGCATTTATAACTATCTTTCTTCCACCCTCAAGAGCAGACTGCATTCTATTGATTATGGTTCCAGTTTGAAATGGAGAATAAGTTTCTGTAGGTTTTAATGATAATGGTGCTACTGTATCTCTTGCTGCTGCTGCAAGGTATGGCTCTGTTCCTCTTTGAATAGCACCATAGATTGCAGTTCTACCTGCACGATCTACTACTCCACCCTTCTCTAGTATTTTTGTTTGGAATGTTCCTTGGAAGTAATCGTCAAGTTGACGAAGCTCCTCTTCTGTAACTTCAATCAATCCAGTCTTTTTATCGAAGCGTGCTCTCATAGCATCTAATGCTGGAACTTTATCTTTTACATTTTTAATAACTTTCTTTGCATCTTCTGGAGATAAGGTTATATCTCCAAGTTTAACTTGCCTTCCAATAATGCCAGTTTTACCTGCCAAGTTATCAGCAGTTTTCTTTACTGTATCTATAACGAAAGCTTTCTTGATGGCATCATAAGCTGGACCAGTAGTGGGAAGAACAAAGTTTCCCTTACCAACTTCAGGTGCTTTACCTCCTAATACCTTTGGTCTTTCTCCAAGTATTCTTTCAACGCTTATATTAATGCCACGTTTTTTTAACTCTTTAGATAATCCTTCAGCAACAGTCTGTAGAAATAGATCGTCGGTAGTAACTACATTTTCTCTAACTCTATTGATAAATCCATCAATAGCAGTTTCAATATCTGTGCGCTTGATTGATTTTCCTGCAATCAAATCTGCTTTTACAGCATCATCAACAGAGTCAATCATTGCATTGTAATAAAGATCTGAACGACCACCAGTAGCTATTTCATCAAAGTAGTTTGTAGTTTCTGTTCCTACAGAAGTCTTTCTTAAACCTTCTTGGACTTCTTTTGCAGCAACATTTACTGGAGGTGTTCCAGAAACAACTGCACGTTGTCCTGCGGTATTTGTAAAGTCAATACCATATTTCTCTGCTGCTGTTTTAAACTGAGCCCAATCCTGTCTACCAGTTAATCTTGTATATTCAGCTTCTAATGCTGCATCAAGAATAGCTGGGTCATATACTGGTCTAGTATTTACTGGAATACTTTTATCTATTGATGCTGCACCTAATGCTCTATCTGCTTCAATGGCAGCATGAACTGTTGGACTTGCAGCAAGATTAAGAACATCATCTGATATTTTATTAAGAACTGGAGACTCAATAAAACGTTTTGTTGAAGCCGCCAACTCAGTAGAGATTGCTTTTGTTCCACCAGTCTTAGGAGTGAATACCTTGTAAGCATCCCATGTTCCTTCAAGGAAACCTCTACCTGCTCCTTTTGCACCAGCTTTAAATGCTTCTCCAGTAGTAGCACCAAATGTTTTTGCAACTTGTGATGCTCCGCTTGCACCCTTTGATGCTCCTGCTAAACCACTACCAACACCAAGATCCATTGGAATAAGTAAGCCTGCTACGAAACCTGTTGCTGAACCAAGGGATTCTGCGAAGTCCTGTGTATCTTTATCCGCTCCTGCTAGCTTAGCAATATCTCTGGTAGATTCTCCAAGTGCCATAAGACCTTGACCACCTTTAAGTTCGGTGGAAAGTATATCGCTAAATGGCTCTACTGCAATAGGTCTTTCTGCTGTTGCAGCACCAGCTTCTCGTCCAGCCTTCTTTGCTCCAGCAACGAGTAGAGCTTCTGAAGTAGATGCTATCTTACCAGCAGTTGCTATCGGAGATTCTATGATTGCGCCTGTAGGGAGATTAGTAGTCCCAACTTTCTCTAATACTTTCGCAAGACCTCTGCTTCCAAGGAATGTAGGTGGAGCACCTTCGTAGTAGTAACCTTCATAAACTTTTCTAAAGTTTTCTGGTGTAAGTTGAAAGTCCTGTCGATCCTTAAAGAAAGCTTGTGCCTGAGCATAAGCAGCTTCTTTCTTGGCTTGATAAGCTGGTACTTCTTTTGGTGACACAATGGTTTGTGGCATTAAAGAACCAAGAACTTTTCCAGCAGTAGGAAGTCCAAACTCTGAGAATACTTTTTCAACTGTGTATGGTGCTGGAGTTGTAGTTCTTCTTTCACCTGATGGAGTTCTAGGTTCAACAGCTAATGCCTCTGCCCTATTTCTAAGAAGAGTCTCTGCCTCTGGTGATATACGTATCTGTGGAGGAGCTTCACCACCAGCCATAGCTGAGATCTCTTCTTTCTTTCCTAATCTTGCTGTATCAAGAATGTCAATACCAGAAGTAGCTGTTCTCGTTCTCTGAGTAATGTCACCTGTTTCTGGCTGAACAACGACGGATGGTAGACCAGCTTCCAGAGGACGAACAGAAGCAGTCGTAGGAAAGCGTGCAGCGGGCATAGGAGCCGTTACAACAGGAGCAGGCGGTCTTACTATGGGCGCGGTAACAGGAGCGGCTGGAGGGGCAGCAGGTGGGGTTATTCCGGCTTTCCCAGTTATTCCGGCTTTAGGCTTCGGCGGTGCAACTACAGGAGCACCTCTCTTAATTCCGGCTTTCCCAGTTATTCCGGCTTTAGGCTTCGGCGGTGCAACTACAGGAGCACCTCTCTTAACAAGCTCAGCCAGAGATTGCTCTGAAAGAACTTGAGAGTATATCTCTGGAACTGATTGACCAGCAGGGATATTAAACTGTTTTCTTAAAGCAGCTTCCTCTGCTGGAGTGTAAGGTCTTGCCATTCAGTTTTCCTTATGCGTTTATTTTTGACTTTGTTTGATCTAAATATGCAAGCTGGGTTAAAAGCTGTATAGCCTTTTTTTGTTTCTCTGCATTTCCCGCATATTCACTAATAACAGTCTGGGTCAAGTTAGACAAAGGAACTGCTCCTGCTCCCTTTGAAGAGTTGGAGTCCCAGAGAGAAGATATGTATTTACCCATACTGTCCTTGGTTAGATCTTTAGCAGCAGCTTTTGGATCGTCTTGTGCTTTAGTAGTTCCGGCAAGGAACATTTCGCTCTTTGCTTTCTGATCTCTTTCGTCTAAAGAAGCTCCCTGCTTTGGAGTTGCTCCAGCCTCACCCGCTGTGTCAAGAAACTCTTTGCGAGATTTAAGTGAATCAAGTTGTTCTTGAAGCTTCTTTCTCTTTTCTTCTTCCAATGCTTTATCAACTGGAGATGGAGTTTTTCCAGCTTCTCCAGCCTTATTCATAAACTCTCTACGAGCAGCAAGTGCATCAAGTTGTTCTTGTAGTTGTTCTTTCTTTCTTTGAGCAGCACCCATATCTCCACCAAGAACTTCTCTTCCCATTGGTGTTCCTACAGAATCAGGAATACCTAATGTTGCACGATCCAACTTATTAAGTGGAGGAGTTACTTTTGGAAACTCACTTGCAGATAGTGGACGGAATACTTCTCCACCAACTTCTCTTGGGTAAGGAGGAGACATACTCTCTGGGAAGTTAGTTGCCTGTGGTATTGCTCCACTTCTAGTAATGCCAGCGATAGCTCTTGCTCTATCTGGTCCAGACATTTGTGGGATTATTAGTTCACCAGTTCTTCTATCAAGCTCTGGTTTAAAACCACGAAGAATAATATCCATGATAGAACGTTTCTCTGGAGTTGGTTCTGGGAATAGATTTGCTTCTGGCTTAACTCCAAGTTCGGCAGGAGCATAAGATTCTACTGGTCTGCCAACTCTAAGCGGAGGAAGTTCTGCTTCAGTTGCTCCTGATGGTGCAACTCTATTTCTAAAGAACTCTTCGGCATTAACTCCCGGTTCAGTAGTTGAAGGAGCTTGTAATCCTCCAAGATCCATACCTTCTGGAAGTCCCTTTCTATACATATTTTTGATTGCTTCGATGTTTGCTTTTTGTTCTTCAACAGTAGGAGGTGTAGGTGTTTCTCCAGCAGCTACTTGCTCTCTTTCTGGTGGAGTATATACATCACCAAACATAGCAATCCTAGCTTTTTGCTTTCCTAACTCTGTAGCTGCGGTTATGTCTGCGGCAGTTAAGGTTCTTCCTTCAGTCATGGCTTTTGTTTTCATAGCCTGTATTTCTGAATCTACATATTGACCAAAGATTTTTCCTACATCAGCCATTGCATTTGTAACTTCAAATGGCATCAGGTCTTTGTATTCAGCTAGGGTTTCAGTTCCAATGCGTAGATTAACTCCTCTTGGAATATCACCATATTTCTGTAGGTATTCTTTCCTTGCAGCAGTTATCATATCTATTGGCTCTAGAACTGGAGCAGGTATTCTTAAACCTTGCTTTGCTTCTAGCTCTGCTTTCTTTGCTTTCTCTATTGCATCATAATCAGCAAGCTCTGCACCAAAACCTGCAATAGCACCTTCTGCTTTGATTAGTTCGTAGTCTCTTTGCTGAGCACCAGTGAAAGAAGAACCTCCACCTTTAGCCATTTGATCATCTGCTTTAGCTGCGATTCTTTGTTTAGCAGAAGCAATATAAGATCCAAATGCAGGCTTATCAGAGATAGCAGTAGCTACAGCTATTTCTGCATCAGTCATTGATAGATTTCCCTGTGCCATTAGAGCATCAACAGCATTTCTATATAGAGTATATGTAGTCATATCTCTTGTAAGTGCATCTGCTGGAAGGCTACCATCAGTATAAGCTTTTTGTAAAGTATTAAAGCGATCACGGATATTGCTAGAGTTTAGGCCACCAGAAAGAACTTGAAGTTTATCATCTACAGTTTTTCTAGCAGAGCCAACGATTTCATCCATGAGTTCATCATATGGATCTTTGCCACCTGTTGAACCAGCTTTTCCACCATATGATCTTCCACCACGGGATGGTGTAACATTGGTCTTTTGTTCTCTAGCCTGAGCATAAGCTTGGTCACGAAGCTTTCTAGTTTCTGCCATTCTTGCTAAAAGTTCTTCTCTACGAGCTTTAACATCAGCTTTTGCTTTACCAATAGTATCAATCTTCTCTTGGAGCTTAGCCTTGTCAGCCTCTAGATCCTTCATCTGTTGTAGATAAAGTTTATATGCAGCTTCGTATGTTATCTTTTTTTCTTCTACAAGCTGTGCAATCTGTTGAGCAGCAAGGTTCCAGTTATCCCATCCTACTTTAGTGTAGTAAGTTACATAACCTTCTGCTCTTGTATCTTTAAAGGGTTGAGCTAATCCGGGTGAAATGTCAATAGGCTCGGCCATTATTTTGTTCCTCCTACACTACCTACGATTCCACCATAGATTGAAGCTGCGGACGGATCTCTCGCGATTCTTCCTATGATATCAGCAGTTTGTTTTTCATCAAGACCAGTGTATTTCATGAACTGCTGGATTTGTTCTGGACTTGGTTTAGCACCACGAACTGCTTGCATTCTAGCTATTGATTCATCAAGAGCACCAATGCCTGTCATAGCAACACCAGATATGGCTGCTTGCTTTTGTCCCTTATACTGATCTCCAAGCATGGTGCGTTTTTCAATCTCATCAATCTGAGCTTTCTTTTCCAAGAGGTTTGCTTTTTGAACTTCTTTTTCTGCTGCTGCTCTTGCTCTAATAAGTGCTTCTTGTTCTGCAACAAAGGTTCTTGAAGCTGCACCAGCACCAGTAGCTAAAGATGATGCAACACCTGATTGTAGATCCTTGACATCCTGCTGAGCTTTCTGTGCTGCTGAGTCTTGATCTGAATATAGTTGTTGCTTTTCAGCTTCAGTTAATCCAAGCATTCCAAGTTCTTGTCTACGCTTTAAGTCTTTTAAACGTTGTTGATTAAGTCTTTCTTCATCAGTTTTTATAAGAGATGGGAGTGTAGAGATAAGGCCACCAGCAACGGAACCTAATGCTTGTCCAGCCATACCACCAATGGGTCCACCGATTGCTGTTCCTGCAAGTCCGCCTAATACGGAACCAACATTTGAAGCTGCGTTACTTTGTGCCATTTACAATCTCCTATTATTATTGTGTTTGTCTATTATGCGTAGAATACTTCGCAACGCAAAAATCTATTATTTACCCAACCAAGGTCAAGAGTTGTTTCAACTCCGATTGCAAATCTCCATGCAAGAGATTGTGGTTTAGGAAAAGGATTAACTGCTGTTGCCCAAAGATTTGGGATATCATATTCAAATAGGAATGGAATAACTCTTCTATCATTAATACCATCAAGTCCTCCATTTGGAGAAGTCATATTCTGATATTCTTCAAATGCTTGGACTCCACCCTGAGTTTGAGTTGCTACTGCCCATTGATCCGAAACACCTTCTATTTTATAAAGAAGATAAAAACGAGTTTCCATAATGGCGTTAGAAATATAATCTGTATTGTATGTATACATCCAGAAGTTTCTTACTCCCAAGTGTCCAGTAACAATAATCTTTGCTGCTTGATTAGTGTTAATATCTAGGGCGTTATTTCCTTCAAAGTATATTGATTTGCCCATTTCTGTAACTGTCTGATATTGATTATTAAAAGACCACTGTGTAGATTTTGTAGCTTTATATGTGCTAGTAAAATAAGATCTTTCTCCACTAGAATCTGCAATAGTATTTTGTGTGTATAGATCCCCAGTTGTAAACTGATGGTCTTGAACTACGTTGTAATATTCTCCTTTAACAATATCTGGAGTATCAAAGGTATCAGAAGCTAAGTCAGCCTGAATAATATCTTTGTTTATATATTTACGAAGAGCGTCGTTGTTAGCATTTAGATCGTCTGCTAATACTGGTGTAGCTCCTGTAAAAACTACTGGTGGTGTATATGCCATTACCTAACTCCCATTGCTATAAAGTTCCATTGACCTAACTTGATTGTATTTATTGTGCATCCACCAATAGGTGCTTGTACTTTTACTTTAACCTTAACACTTGTTACTGTGATATCATTGGCGGTTTTATTAAACCAAACAAATGAGAACATTTCTTTTTGTGGAAGAATAAATCTTTTACGACCACCAGTTTTATCTCCAAAGGCATAGTTAATATTGGCAGAGGTTAGCCAATCTGTATAACCACCGGGCATTGTGCTATTGGTATTTGTTAATAGTGAATACCCATAGTCAGGAGATACTTGTGTATCTAATCCACCAACTGTTGTAAAAAATGCATAATAGTATTGGTCACGTTGTCTAGCATAGTTTCCTCCACCATCAGTTCCTTCGGTTACATCTGTTATTGTAGAGTCAGCTTGAAGTCGAATAGCTTCTCCCGGTCTTATTACTAAAGGTGCAGCAAAAGTAATGATTGCTGCACCACCATGAAAGATTGTAGTATAGGTTGAACTATTATAAGATCCGGTAACACCAACAGTTGCACTAGAATATTTTAACTCATGAAATGTAGGATGTTCTCCTGTAGGTTGTTGTGATAAATCTTTTAGGTGTCGTCTGCTGATTGCTTCCGTTCTTGTGTTATCTGCGTTGATAGTTTGTGATGCAGTTCCTATTTGGGAATAAATATTGTTAGCATCAGAAGAAGAGATTGTCTCTCCTGCATTTGCTGAATATAGATATGTAGTTGTTACTTGAGCCATTTACTTTCTCCTATCGGTACTGATTACGAACCCAAAGATTTCCACCATTATAAGTCAATGACTGAGGCGTAAAGATTTCGTATGCTGTAAATAATGAGGAACTATAAACAGATGGGTCAACGAAGTTTGCATTAAAACGAATATCTATAACTACAGGCTTTGAAGAAGTTGGTGCTGAGAATGGTAAATCAAGAGTATATCTTTTAGGCCAGATAAGTCCTGAGACAGATACACAAACATCATCAATAAATACTGCCCATTGCATTGGATTATTTATTCCTATACCAATACGAACATTAAGTGCAGTTCCAAATGGATCGTCTGGATTTAAAGAACGAGCATTAGCTTCACCGGGAAAGTATGTAAAATCAATAACTGCATTTCCAACAATCATACCTTCAAGAGCATCGAAGGTGACCTGAGATCCTAAGCTTTTATTATTTGTTTGTATCTGTATGTCTGAGAGTTTAACCCAAGCATTACCATAATAAAGTGTATTACTTCCCTCAAGAGTTACTGGTGATTGACCAGCAGACCATACAGATTCATGATAAGATTGAGTTGTCATGTAGGAAGAGTAAGTTCCATCAGAAGCAACATAGGTTTGATCTACAGTTGGTTGAGCTAAATGTGTGTGGGTTACCTGTTGGAGAGGAAGCTGATGACCATCAAGCTGACCATTAAACTCTTGAAGTGGAGTTTGGATCTCGCTATTGAAATCTTCTTCTTTAGCTTGACCTCCATCTAATATTGTTCTGCTTGTATAACTTCTAGCCATTTATCTTCTCCTCTATTGTTTACCTGTAGGCTTCCAGCCCAACCCTGCTACGCATATAAAGCCGTTATTGGGTCTAATGTTGCAACTCATAATGAAAATACTTTAAAATATTTTATTGCCTGCTCGTTGCTCCGTTCTGATTTAGTGTCTTGTTCTGTGAACCAACTGCTTCAATCTGATAAGATAGAACTTGGATTAGATTTGATGAGAATAGTCTGAACTTAAACTGAGATATTAGGGATGTTCCTATATCCCAGCGTATACGAGTTACTTGTGATTGGCTCCAAGTAGATCCGTTCCATACCGCAGGATTTCCACCTGCTATTCCATATGATGGTTCAGTAGAAGTTGTTTTAACAGACTCTGGCTTCAAAGGAATCTGTGTTCCAGATGATGTATATGTATATCCCCAATCTGTTGCCCACACTAATCCTATTGGATTTTCTCCAGAGGTAATAACTTCTACCTCAACTGAGATAACTCTCTTCTTCTTTGAGTCATCTCCAAAATCAGTCCATACAGATTCCCAAAGATCTATATCCTTTGTAATATTAGCTAATGTAAAAGTTGTATTCGTTTGTCCAAGAGCTGCTGCTGTAAGATATTGTCCAGACCAACGACTTGCTGACCACACCTGTAAGCCAACACCCGGAACTCCCCATCTATTTGCTATATCTTTACTGGTGGTTGGAGCTAATCCAATAATGATCCATCCGTTTGGATCTGTAGCAAGTTGAGTATATGGCATACCTCTACCGTTCTTATATAGACCTTCAGAAAAACGGAATGTCCATTCGCTATTCCAAGTATGGAAAACTGAACCTCTAGTATTTTCCGTATCTCCATCAATAGGATAGTGACACCAGTATTCTTTTTCTCTTTCTGAATATGTAGCAGTTGCTCTTGGTAAGGCTGATAAAGAAATACGTCCCATTTCTTTTTCAATCTGTTCAGACATTTTATTAACTTTATAAACTGCACCACCACGAATAGATCCTGTGATTGCAAAGAAACCATCTTTGTTCAAGAACATAACACCAACACCACCAACCAATCTGATGGTATTTGTAGCAGTAGTTCCTACGTTGGAATCCAGAGTGGTGATTGCATACCCACCATTGTTGTAGGAAATGATTTCTATTGAGCGTTCGCGGAATACTAGAAGCACATCGTAGAACGGCACCAGAGCAGTTATAGAGCCTCCATCTCGTAGACCTACATCAAAGGTCGAGAACGCATCGAACTGCTCTGGAAGGCCCGGTTTAGAGTAGATTATGCTATACGGATTCATCTCTCCGCCAGCAAGCCAGATGGAGTTATTGAAGGTAGCGCAATACTTCCATTGAGAAGAAATCAAAACAGAGTCGCTTGCACTAGGAGCTTCAACATTTAAATCTTGATCTGGAGTTATATCCACATAAGTTGTATCACAGTTATTATCTATTTGTGTTACAAGATAATAAATCTCACCAGAACCAGTAGCACCATCTCTACGATTCTTTGTTCTCCAAATCCTTCTTGCAACAGTTCCTTGTGGACCCACAGGAAGTTTGGAAATAAATACTCCATACTTTCCTTCAGCATAGTTTGCATTTGCTGGACTTGGACTTCCACCAGTAGTAACTAGTTTATCTGAAACTGTCCAAGATGCAGATGATGGTTCAGAGATTGGAGATTCGGAACCAGTATCAGATATAAATGTAAACTTATAATCATATCTATTAACGGAGTTCTTTTCTGGATCACCAAGACCATAGTAAGAAGATGAAGGAAGTCGAATACAAGTTTGTCCATTCTCTAGATAGTTAGATAGACCAGCCCTTGTCCAAGGAATAGAACTATTATTATCTAAAGAAGAATCTCTCCACTGAATATATTCCGTATCAACGCCAGCAATAACACCTGTTGGTGTTGGTTGAGTAAATCCAAATCCAGATACTAACTCTCTGCCCCACCATTTGAGCATTCTATTATAACCGTTAACGATTAGATTAAATCTACCATAGGTTGTGATTTGAGTTCCACAATCATCAGGTTTAGGAATACGTCTATCACCATCAAGAACTGTAGTTTGTCTTACGATACCTGTAGTTCCTACGTTTCCCATATCGTATTGAAGGTTACCATTCTGCTCGTATAGGTAATAAGTTTCTGCTGCTTGGTGTCTGGTTATTACTGACAGGAAGCGAATGGGTTGAAGCCTACCAGCTACTTCAGAACTTTTATAAGTTACAGTAGAATCAAATGGAATAAGTGGCTCTATTCCTCGATCATTTACCCATCCTCCACCATTAGGGTCGGGATGGAAATGTCCAGAGATATTTGAAGCAGCATTAGTTGGAGCTTTAAATCTTTGATTAACGCCACCAGCTTCTATCTCATTTGTACTTTGAGTTTTCATTTGTTCCTTATGGGGTTAGTTTAAGGCTTGCAGGATCGTAGAAGGGAAAACCAGAGTTGCCAATAGTGAAGCTTCCTCTTATAAACGTTGTGTCAACAGAGTCGATATATCTCTTCTCTAATCCTTGAATAGCCTTATCAATCTTTACCCTATATCTATCAGCAAGATCTGTATTACCAGATTTATTATAGATATCTTCTAGTACACCATAGACAACTAGTTGATGAAACTCATAGGGCATTTGTGGAGTATCTGTTGCAAGACCCATACGAAGAGGCTTCTTCATATAGCGAACTTCTAATCTACGGAAGTATTCCTCATCTGCTTTTGGAAGCAACTCTCCACCAGTTTGTGCTGGATTATAAAAGTCCCAACTATTAATACGAGGATAAGGTCTAATACGTGGAATAGATCCATCCCATTCAACATAGCGAGGATTTCCACCATTAAAGGCATTGATATATTGTAAGACAACTTGTGAGGCTTCATCACTAACTACAAGTGGTTTGTGAGAATCAACAGCAGCACCTTCACTTCCAACAGCAGAACCATAAGTAATCGCTCTCCAAACAGGAATGCCCAATCTCTTTCCTGTAGTTGGATTAAAGTTGGAGTTATAATAAAGAACCTTACGAAGTCCTTCAAACTTATTTGGTGCATAGTCAGTTAGTGTAGCAAATGTCTGAGCTGCGATTGGCTTATCATCAAAAGTAGAAAACTGCAAAGTAAGAATAGAAGTAGATGGTGATCCTCCCTGCTGTGCAGCTTGTGTTTTAAGTAATAGAGGTTCAGAGAGTGGACCTATCTTTGCTCCAAGATAATAGAACGCCCAGCATATTTCAAAGTAGGTACTTGCTGGTATAGTTGATTCGTTGGAATAAGCCTGTGATATTTCTTTTAGTTTTTCTGCGGGAGGAACATTGATTGGAGGAGTGTCAACATAGCACTCTGCATATGTAGATGTATAGTCTTCACGAAGGTTTATCTCTTCTTCTTTACGCTTTGATAGTCCAGCAATCTTTCCGTATGGAGGACGACCTTTACCAGCAGGAACATCGCGTTGAGATAGATTAAGAAGTTCAAGACAATCTTCTGGAAGATCATAGAAACGTTTCTTAACTACCCAAGTTGTATTGTCTACAACATTTCCACCACGATAAGGTTCTGCCAATCTTATTTCAGTATCTGAAACTACTTTAAGGATTACGTATTCTCTGCCATTTACTTGGAATAGTTCTCCTTCATAAGCTGATCCGACAGAACCATATGATTTAGAAGTATCGTGAGAAGAGAATGGTCCGAGAGATACTTCTGCAAGAAGCATAGGAACAGAACCAGAGAATGTAACTCTGCGTGAACCGTTTAAAACATTGACGTTTTTTCCTGTTAGACCAAAGTTTAGGTCTGGATATATTTTTATAAAATCTTGTACTTGTGCAAACTTCCAACGCTTGCTTGTCCATATAGCATAGAAAGCATCATTGATTAAATCATCGACTTGATCCTGATATGTCTGTAACTCCGGACTATAATCCGTGATATTTTTAACTTTGTTTCGTAGGTCTTGTAGATTCATGGTAGATGATGCTCCTATTAAAAAACCCTCCCTCCCGTTTATTTGAGAGAGAGGGTTTTATTTACTTTACAGTGTGATTAGAACTGCTTGATAACAACTACACGCTTAAGTGTAATGCCAGCACCAGCGCCAATGACTTCTGCAAGAACACCACAGACAGGCTGTGTTGAAGCGGCAGCAGCAAGGTCAGCAGTACCAGCAGTATTGGTGATCTGTAGAAGAACGCCAATAGCGTTACCACCACCAGCGTTGTCACCAACGGAAGCCTTACAGACACCAGCGATACAAACCTTAACACGGGAACCTGCGGTGAGTGTGCCCTTGGTAGAGTCTGCACCAACTACAACACCGAATGGTGTGCGAACTGGGGTAGAGTTTCCATCTGCTTTATACACATTGAGTGTTACGTCAGCGTCAGCGGTAGCAGCGTAGTCAAACGCAACCCAGTCGCCAACAGCAAGAGTTTCACCTGCGATAAAGGTTTCATACTGTCCACGATCCATAGTGGTAGAAGTTGAGCCGACAGTTCCAGAAACCAATGGGTCTGTAACTGCGTCTAACTTTTGTAATAGAGTTGAAGTAGCCATAATATATTTCTCCTTTTAAGTTAGATTAGAATACGTCGCCGTTGATTAGAACGCCGTTAGAACCAAGATGATCTGCAATAAGCTGACCCTTGAAGTATACGGTAGCTGCGCGAGCAGTAGTACCAGAGATATACTCGAAAGGAGAAACTGCGAAATCGCCATCTTTGTGGATGACCATTTTGATACCATCGAAGTTGAGGAAGTACATTGAGTAAACAGCAGCACCACCGCCGTTGGTAGGCATGTCAGAGTCAGCGGAAACTACTGCACCAGCATAAGCAAGTGCCATACGTCCACCATCAAGTGTCTTTTCATCAATGTATCTTTCGTTTACGAAGAGGGATCTCTTGTAGTTTGCGAAGGCTGCGGTAGAAGCTATGATGCTGTTGATTTCGCCCATTGGGGTGATAACGTTTGCAGCAGTATAGATGTTATGCATGGCTCCAAGACCACCAGTACCGAAGGCACCAGCAGCAGTCTGGAACTGATTGAAGAAACCGGGAACGTTAAGAGTTGCCTTGTTTAGTCCACCAACAACAGAGGTCTGAGTAGCGCCGGGAACGCGGGGTTCAAGGAACTTATTGGTACCAGCAGTTGAACCATTGAGGGTGTTCATGTTGGTAAGAGAAGCGGAAGTTCCTGCAAGGATTTGCTTGTTAAGTTCACGACGAAGAAGTGACATAACAGAGCGCATACGAGCTTCTACGATTTTAACTACAGCTTTCTCACCGCTGTTCTCAAGTTCTTCTTTCTTGCTGATTACGATTGGAGCAACGAAGTCACACCAGTCATAGATAGCAGGCTTGAGAACGTCAGCTACTGCGAGGGAAACAGGCTCATAGCCAGTTGCCATTTGAGAGATGGTGGAGTGCTCTGCTACACTTAGAGGACGCTGGATTTTAATGCCACCATCTTCGTATTCGATACCACCGTTTTTCTTTGCGTCGTCAAGAAAGGGAACTTTCTTGAAAAGTTCATCGACTTCACCATCACGGATGGAGTATAGGGTCGATGATAAAAGGTCATTAGTTATTGCCATTTTCTGATCTCCTTATGGAATGTTTAAAATAAATACATTAGTTGTTAATCTTACTTGATAGTCCTGAAGGTTATTATCTTATAAGGGATAACAACTAGTGCAAAGTATTCCAGAAGGAGGTTTGCTATTTAGTTGTCGGTCCTATAAGATAAAGGGAACGTCAAGCGTTATCTTCTGATTTTGTTTCCAGCCCTATTTACAGCAGCACTTGATTCTGGATTAGCTTTAAAATACTGATAAGCTTCCCACGAGTCTTTGAACTTAGGCACGACCGTGCCGTTGATATTCTGACCAGAGGATGTTTTAGATACAGCGGCTACCCTTGACTTCGCAGCGTCCCGATCCTGCCCAGCCTGTATTGCGGCTTTCTGTCC